AGCTGACAGTCCGGTAAGGAACTCATTCGAGTACCCTTCCGCTGTACGTGATGCTTGGTGTGAATGTGCGAGCGGGTGTCGACATCCGTCGGCCCCCACGCCCCCCTGAGCCTGGAGGTCATGATTTGACAATGGTGATTGAGAGTGAGTTTAGCCGTGCAGCCCGCGGTTTTGCTTATACTGTCAGATTCTCGCGTGGATTTTCGGATGATGCCTGGTTGCCTAAGGCAGAACTCCGCGAGTATAAGCAGACGCTCGCTGGTCGTGATGTGAAGGTTGATGTCTGTGAGGGAGGTTTCTATCTGGCCGCTGGAAAGATAATGAACCTCATCCACGCCTTCATTAGCGACTGGGAGGGTGGCTGCATTGGTGAAGCTCAGGTTGATGTCTCGCTTCCTGGTCCGTCTGACACGCCCCCTATAACCTTCCGCACACAGGTGTCCACCCGTACTGTAGCTCCTTTGAAGTACAGTTATGTGTTCGCCGAGCGCCTAATTCCGGAGGTTATTGCCGAGGATGATACGCCGGCGCCTGCTGCGTTGTGCGCTGCGTGTGATCATGAGGAAGCCATCGCCACTGACCTCTATGTGGCTGGTCCTGTGACTGACACACTTCGCGTTGAGTGGTTCGTCGATGTCCTTGAGAATGCTGGCCTTGGTAGCTCTTTTGCTGCTATCGGTAACTTCTCTCATGAGGCGTCGGAAGTGCTCGCGTCGTATGGGTGTCGCCGGCTGCCTGAGTGGCTGTGGGGTGAGCAGTTCGATCCGCCGCCTGATATACCGCGCTTTATCTTGGTTGGTGACCGTCCCCGGGAGGGCTGGCTAAGTACAAATCGATTCTTATCGATCCTTGCCTCTCGCGGTTACCACGCCGCCGCCTGGGCACAGCATCTCAAGGGGCTTGAGGGGGAGTTCTTCTTCTCTTGCCCACCGACTGGTGTCTATGGTGGATGGCTGATAGAGAGTGCTGTGGATGAACGGGGGCCGTTGTGCTACGGCAAAATTGAGTGTGTCGCGGGGTTGGACCCTACATTCTCTCTCTTTTGCGATCGATCGTTCATGGGTGAGAGGTTTCCTTTCCGCATAGCGAAGGAATTTGGCCTGAGCGCTGTTGCGCTAACTCAGGGTTGTACCGTCACTGTGCCTCTTGATCAGACGGTATCCTGGCTCTGTGTTCTGGCTTATGCGGTGGGGGCCTGGTGCGTTCAGGATGTGCGTCCTATGCTCGATCTCGAGCGGTACTCTAGCGCCGTGGGCATCGCCCAGAGCTTGCGCCGTATCGTGCATCCGCCGGGGCGCTTCGACATATGGGATGATAGCGGTGCCGGTATGGCCTTTGACAACTTCTTCCAGCTGCCACCGCTCCTAACGGATGTGCTTGACCGTCGCCTCGCGCTCCTGATAAGTTATACGCGTGAGGGTGCTCCTATCCTTTGGGGCGAGCGATGGGATCCGCCGGGAAAGCGCCTTTACCATATGTACGACGATCTGCGTGAGAAGGTGTCGCCGGAGGAGTTAGATTGGGAGCCTGGGATAGTGCTTGAGCGCCGACATCTGTCGGTACTCTGCTCAGCGCGCATTTTCCGCTTGCTGGCGTATCTTGTGCGTGGTTATCATGCACTTCGCAGGCCTCTCAGTATGCGCACTGTTCAATTGATTTGTTGGGTTTGCTCGCGCTTGGATGACCCACTGACCATTGTGCGTTTCCTGTGGTACCCCTTCTCGGGCCTGGCACGCCATGATTTGGATTTCGTATTGCCCCTCGTGGAATATGCACCTTGCTGGGTCATGTAATCTCCTTTGTCATACCTATAAGGGAGGCCAGATCCCTGTTTTGCAATGGCTGGCTAGCCCCGGAGTGCCCCGTAATGCCCCAGCAGTGTCCGGGAATAAGGCCGAGCTGTGGAAAATAGTCATATGGGGGATCCCTGAGGGGTGAGCATCAAGGGCCACATTTTTGCCAAAAAAAAAAAAAAAAAAAAAAAAAAAAAAAAAAAAAAAAAAAA